GCAGCAGAACCAGCAATATGTTGACAGCGCATTGAAGCCGACCGCGCGCTCGATCGAGCTACTGTTTGACCACCATCTGCTGTTTGAGGATGAGCGCACGCAGTTGGAGTGCAAGCTCGACTTCGATGACATGACGCGCGGCCCGCTGCTCGATCGCTATCAGGCATATCAGATCGGCACCCTGAACGGCTGGCTTAACCGCAACGAGGTCCGCGCGCGGGAGAATATGGAACCGATCGCGGACGGCTCCGGCGATGAGTACCGGGTCCCGCTCAATACCGGCGATCCGACCGCGCCGCAGACCATCGCGCAGCAAGTGCCGTCCGCCAACGCGCCGGGCGATGACAAGCCGGCCGCGACGCCGGCACGGCCAGGGCCGGGGGAGAGCGACGATGCATCTGATTAGCGCGACGCAGTTCAAGGCGCTTAACCGTGGCCGCGATTGCAAGCGGTCCGGTCTCGGCGTCCGCAAGCAGGTGATCACGCTCGCCGAGCTGATCGGCGGCGATATGCGCGCGCTCCGGTTTACCATCTCGACCGGCACTGTCGATCGCGAGCAGGACGCGATCTCGGTGCGCGGCTGGGACCTCAAGAACTTCACCCGCAACCCGGTCGTGCTCTGGGGCCACGATGCCTCGCGCCTGCCGATCGGCCGCGCGTTCGATGTCCAGATCGACGGTGACGCGCTCAAGGCGTCGGTCGAGTTCATCCCGTCCGATACGCCCGAGGGCGGCGCCTTCGCCGAGTCCGTGTATCGGCTCGCGACCGCCGGCTTTATTGCCGCGACCTCGGTCGGCTTCCGGCCGATCAAATGGGAATATACCAATGATCAGGCGCGCGGTAGCGATGACTGGTTCCCTGGTATCGACTTCCAGGAGCAGGAACTGGTCGAGCTATCGATCGTCACCGTCCCCGCCAATCCCGAGGCGCTGATCGAGACGCCAGGACCCGGCGAGGGCACCGCGATCGCGCAGCCGAACCCGGATGCCGGCGAGGCACTGACCGCCTTCAACCAAGAACAAGCAAGAGCACGGGCGCGCCGCCGACGCGCGTTCCAACTGGCGATGGCTACAGCCTGACGTAGCCGAACAATACAACCCATAGGAACACAGACATGGCCACCCTGAGCGAGAAGCATCGCGAGTTGAAGCGTCGGCGCGCTGAGATCGTCGAGAAGATGGGCGTGATCGTCAAAGCCGACGATGACACCGACAAGCCGATCGATGAGGAACAGTCCACCACGTTCGACCAGTTGGCCGAAGCGCTGTCCGCGATCGACGCGCGGCTGCGCAACGTCGCCGCCGCCATGCAGGCTGCGGCCGATGGCGCGACCGACGGCAACGGTGACGACGACGACAAGCCGGACGACGACAAGGCGCTGCGTGGCTTCCGTGGCACCCAGCGCGCGGAGGCGCGGCCGAAGCGGGACCCGTATGTCGGCATCAAGGAACGGCGCGGCGTGCATGCCGCGCGCTACGTGCTCGGCCTGCTGCATGCCCGCTTCCACAAGGTCGGGCTGGAGAAGGCGGCGGAGTTCATCGAGAACCGTTTCGGCGATTCGGTGGTCGCGCGCGCGCTCAACTCCGGCGTGACCGGCGAAGGCGGCGCGCTGATCCCGCAGGACTTTATGGCGGACCTGATCGAGCTACTCCGCGCGCAGACCGCCGTCCGGGGCGCGAACCCGATGGAGGTCGGCATGCCGATGGGCAACCTGACCATCCCGCGTCTCGCGGGCGGCGCGACCGCTGCCTACCAAAACGAGCTTGACGACATCGCGATCAGCCAGGAACGGTTCGATGACGTCAACTTCGTCGCCAAGAAGCTGACGGCGATGGTCCCGGTCAGCAATGACCTGATCCGCCGCTCGCCGATCGGCGTCGAGGAAATCGTCCGCGATGACCTGGTGCAGACCATCGCGCGGCGCGAGGACCTCGCGTTCCTCCGTGGTGACGGCACCGACAAAGGCCCGATCGGCATGCGCCATCTGGTCACCGCCGCCAACCTGATCACCGTCGCCGCGATGCCGGCGACGCCAGCGCCGGGCGATCAGCTAACCGCGATCCTGGCCGGCGCCTCGGCGGCGATCCTCGCGCTCCAGAACGGCATGTCGCGGATGATCCGCCCGACTTGGATCATGGCGCCAACCGTCGCCCGCTTTATCGCCACCGCGCGCGATCAGGTCGGCGGCTTCTACTTCAAGGATGAGGTCGAGCGCGGCACGTTTGAAGGCTATCCGATCCGGCTGACCCAGCAGATTCCGACCAACCTGACGATGACGACCTATACCAAGGCGAGCGAGGTGTATTTCGTCGATATGGCGGACTTCGTGATCGCGGATACCTACAACGTCCTGGTCGATGCGTCCGACGTCGCCGCCTACAATGACGGCACCTCGGTCGTCTCATCATTCCAGCGCGACCAGTCGCTGTTCCGGGTCATCGCAGAGCATGACTGCAACATGCGGCACCTTCAGAGCCTCGTGGTGCTGCTGACGCAGGACTGGGCCTTTGCCGGCGTTCCTGGCGCGCCTGGGGCGCCTTACTCGACCCAGCCGCTCAACCCCACCTGGAGCCAAGCGCCCGCCATACGGCCCGCTCTGGCGACCGGCGCGAACCCGCCGCCGACGCTCACCGATCCACACTAGGAGGAAGGCCCCATGGCTGATCCAAAACACGAGCGCGATGCCCGCGATGAGGCGAACGCAGCGCGACACGCGGACGCTGCGCGGCAGGCCAACGAGACCGGCCAGCATCCAACCAGCCAAGCGCGGCCATCAACCGCGCTGGTCCCGCCGCCCGATGATGCGCCGCCGGTCCTCGCGCTCCGTTCCGCCCCGAACGATCTCGCCGACGCCGCCGCTCTCGATCAGGCGCCGCCGCCGGGAGAAGAGCCGGCGACGGTCGCGGTCACGTTCGGGACCCAATACCTGTCCTACTACCCCGGTGAGACCGCGCAATTCACGCCGGCCCAGGCGGCGCGGCTCAATGAGCTTGGCGTGACCGGCGCCGCGCCGCCGCCACGTCAGCGGACCGGCGCCAAGCCGGCGGAGGACAAGTCGCGTGGCTGACCTTCCGGATGGGACTATGATCCGGATGCGGACCATGCGTCGGTTCTCGCACTACTTCGTCGGCGAGATGATCGCGGTACCGCCAGAAGCCGCGAGAGACCTCGCCGCGAAGCGGCTGGCCCAGCCGATCGATATGCTGGTGCCAGTCGTCGCGGCGGCGGAGGACGGAACCTCTCCACCGTCCTCCCCGCAACGCCAGCCGGCCGGGATCGTCCGGAAGTAAGCCGTGTATGCCGCGCTCCGCGTGATCACGCCGCCCGCCAGCGAGCCGGTCACCACCGACCTCGCGCGCCAGCATTGCCGGGTCGATGCGGACTATGACGACGCCTTGCTGGCGATGTACGTGACCAGCGCGCGCCAACGCGCCGAAGCCTATCTCAACCGCGCGCTGTTCACGACCAAGCTGCAATATGCCGTCACCTGGGCGCCGCCGCCGACCGCGACGCCCTTGGTGCCGCAATCGCTGATCGTGTTCCCGCTCAACTGGCCTCCGCTGGTCAAGCGGCCGATCGAGCTTCCCCGCGCGCCCGCGCAATCGGTCGAGCAGATCACCTGGGGGCCGCTCGGCGACATGCAGGTTGCCGATCCGGAGGATTACGATCTCAACCTCGCGGTCGAGCCGGGCTACATCGCGGTCAAGCCGCAACTCCTGCCGCGCATCCCGCAACAGTCGATGGTGATCGACTATACCGCCGGCTACGATGATGCCGATCCGGCGATGGTGCCGGCGCCGATCCGCCATGCGATCCTGATCGGCACCGCGCACTACTATGAGACGCGCGGCGATACCGACGCGGACATGCCGGCCGCGTTCTTCCGGTTGCTCGACGCGTTCCGGTTGTGGACGTTTGCCGGATAATCCGTCGGGCCAGCTTGCGGCCTCCAATGGGATCGGCTCGCTGCGCTGGCTGGTTACGCTGTACCGCCGCGATCAGGCGCCGGCCGATGACCTCGCGCTGCAAGAATCGCTGGTCCCTATCGCTACCGTGCACGCGGACATTCAGCCGACCTATGCCTCGACGTTCTATCAATCGACCCAGGTCGATACGCCGATCACGCACATGATCAACATCCGCTGGCAGGACTATCCGACCACGATCGATGTCGTCACCCGCACCACGACGCGGCCGACCGATAGTCTGCTGCGGACCGAACTATTCCGCGTGCGCCGGACCAAAGAGGTCGGCGGGCGCAAGCGGTTCCTGCAAATGGAATGTGAGCTAGAGCATTCGCGCACCGTCCCCGATGACAGCGATCAGACCAATGACGCGCTGCTAACCGAGCCGTATAGCTGGACCAGCGGCACCTCCTGGGACAATGAGATGACAACCTGGGACGCGCCTGTCACGACCTGGGATACCGATCCGCCGCCGTGAGCGATCTCAAATTGGTCGTTTCGTCCTGGGGTGATGTCATGGTTGACAAGCGCGAATTGCGGAAGCTCATGCGCGCGGCCGGCAACGACATCAAGAACAAGACCTCGCGGCTAATCAATCAGCGCAACGGCGGCGGTCGGTCCTATTATGGCCCGCAAGGGCGCTATACCGCATCGACACCAGGATCGGCGCCATCGCGGGTTTCCAACACGCTGCGCGCCTCGCTGCGGACCTATGTGTTCAAGAGCGGCGAAGGCTTCGCCGTCCGCGCGCGCGAATTCTACGCGCTGTTTCTCGAGGTCGGCGCGTCCGGCGGCGGTCCGCACGGCGGCAAGGGGCGCGAGCATCGCCAGCTATCGCGCAGCGTCCGCGCCGCTCGGGCCAGGGCGCGCGGCGCGCGCCGCGAGATGGAGCCGCGTCCGTTCCTTGATGTCGTAATGGCGCGCGAGGCACGCGAGCTAGATCGCCGCGTCGGCGCCGCGCTGTCCGGCGCACTGACCTGGAAGCAGACCAAATGAGCGTGACGACCGCGCCGGTCTCGATCTGCGGCGCTTTCATCGCATCGCTTCGCGCCCGCGCGCCGATCTTCAACGGTCGCATTGCCGGTGCGGCGGAGTTCTACAAAGGGCTGCGCGACTATTCGACCTCGCTGCCATTGCCCGCCGCCTATGTCCTGCCGCTCGGCCAGGAGGCGGAGCCTAACCTCGTGATGAACGGGCTGGTCCAGGTCATCCGCAAGCAGATCGGCATTGCGGTGGAGCTTGACGCGCAGCGCGACCGGCGCGGCCAGGACCCGGCGATGGTGTTGGAGGCGATCGAGGCGCAGCTATTCGCGTCCTGCCTCGGCTTGATGATCGACGAATGCCGGATGTCGCGCGGCACGTCGTTTGTCGGCGCGCGCTATCTCGATCTCGATCGCGCGCGGCTCTGGTATCAGTGGGAGTTCGGCCTCGACTGGCAGATCACCGACGCCGACGGCGTGCAACCCGATAGCGTCCCGCTCGCGAACATCGAAGTCGATATCTTCGGACCGTATGGCGTGCCGCCGACGGGCACCATGCCCGCCGCCGTCATTCTCATGCCAACCGGCGAGCCGCCGATCCCACCGGCTACTGATGGACCGTGGCCCGCATCTACGGCAACCAGTTGGGACGGCGAGGGAACCATCTGGGATGCCGGCACGACAACCTGGGACCCGATAGCATGACCTCAAACATCGACCCGACGAAGCCGACATCAGGCACCGCGTTCACAGCCGACGTGCGGAGTAATTTCCAGAAAGCACATGATGAGATTGGTGCGCTGCAAGCCTCGACGCTACCGCTAACTGGCGGAACGCTATCCGGTCCGCTGAACCTGTCTGGTAGCGGCACGGTGCTCGCGGTGCCGAGCGGCAAAGTCAATATTGCTAATTTCCCAAAGTCTACGGGCGATCCTGCGGACCTTGCGGCTAAGGGCATCCAGTCCGGTGATCTATATAGCAATGGAGGCTCGGTATGCGTCGCGCCATAACGATCGCCGGTACGTTGGCGGTAATAGGGGTGGCAATGCCACCCGCCGCGCTCGCACAAGCCAGTCCGACATATAAAGACCTGACGGTGACCAACTCGCTCACCGCGCCGGGGTTCATAGCAACCGGCTTGGTCAAGCCGCGCACTGATCGCAGCGGTACGATCACGCTTGGCGGCACGGCACAGCAGCTAATGCCCGCCAACGCCACGCGCGGCGGTTGTTTCTTTCAGAATCAATCGAACGCTGATCTGTGGATCAATGAGCTAGGCGCCGCGACCGCAATCCAGCCGAGCGTCTGGCTGCCGGCCG